AAATTGGTTTGGCCTGTTCATGGCGCCATGCGACAGCCATCATCCGGAATGCATCGGCCGGATTCGAAGACCAGTTGTGTAGCGGTTTCTCGCGAAAGACTTTCTTCTCGTCGTCCCACTCGCGCCGATACTCGCGCAGAGCGTCAGTGCCTTCCGCACAGTGCTCTTCGTCGAAATAGACGCGGGGAAACATGTTCCGTGCTGCCTGAATGCCGTCCTGCACGCTCAGACTAGGAACGATGTCCATCTTGTCCCAGCCGAGCACCGCGGCGAGCTGCTCAATGACTGACTTACCCTTGGCCGCCAGCGTCTTAGCTCGCGCATCGTGCGGAAGAAAGTGCTTTTCGTACCGATACGCCAGCCGATGCGCGCAATCGAGGATCAGATCGCCCTTCGTCGGCACCACGTCATCGCCAATCAGATCGATCTGCACTTCGCGGCCGATCAACTGGCCTGCGTAGTAATCCGGCTTCTTGCCCGACGATGAGTGAAAGTCGATTATGCGGATCTCGCCGGCGATCACCTGGAACCACCAGATAGACGTATCGTCCGTCCGGCCCAAGTCCCAAGAGGTGAAGACCGGATAGTTTGCATCGTGTGCAACCTTGCAGATCCGGCCTTCCTGATCGATATGCCGAAACTCAGCGGCGTAATACGCGCCCATGATCGCGGCATCGAACGAGCAGAGATATTCCTGATCGAACATCGCCAAGCCCATATCCTCGCCAAAGTCAGCGATATAGGCCTTGCGCAGCTTCTCTAGCTGATCGTCGTTGAAGATGCCAGTCTCACGCGCCGACAGAACCTGAGCGAAGGCGCCAGGCTCATTGCGAGCTGCGTTCAACGTGCGATATGCGTGATTCTTGCCGCGGGGCGTGGTGATGAAGAATTCCCAGCCCTTGTTCTCAGCGATGATCGGCCGGAGATATGCGCGAGCGGCAGGATTCGCCAGCGCCCATTCCGAATACACCAGCCCAACAGGGGGCGCACCCACCATCGCGTTGTAGTTGTCCGAGCCCAGCACCTGCCATGTGGAGCCGTTCACGAACTCAATGAACATTTCCTGATCGTTCGTCCGCTTGCGCAACTCGTGCGGGAATGCCTCGTCGATCCGGCGCTTGCCCGTGTGACCGTTCACCGCGTTCCAGATCGCCTTACGTGCTTGCGACGCCAGCGGCAGCATGTGCCAGTACGTCCCAACCCGCTCGAAGCTCTTGCAGGCCGTCGTATGAAGCGCGATTTCATCCTTACCAGCGCGACGATGCCAGATTAGTTCGGCGTGTTTGCCGCCCTTCTCCATGTAATCCCATGCCGGCCGCTGGTATGCACGCGGCACCCAGCCGTTAGGCAGTCTGATTACGGCCACAGAAGTGAATCCTTGCTTATAGAGGCGCAGTGGCCCGGAGGAATTTACTCGGAATCGCCAGCGAACTTGATGACTTGTACTACCAGGCCTACCTCGCCCGTATGTTCTGCCTGGATCTTGTCGCCATATTTCTTAGGCGCCAGCTTTCCAGCGATCCACTTCCGCGCATCCACCTGCAAACGGCGATGCTCGATCATGTCCGCCTCGGTGATTTCTAGGCCAGTAGCCTTGCTTACCGTCTTCTTCCCCGTCTGCGGCGTGTCCGCAATGTGCAGGATCTCGTCAAAGATCGCATCAGCCTGCGACTCGCGTGCGCGCGCGTATTGGTCGCGATACTCAGCATTAGAAGCAAGCCAGCGGAACACTGTCGCCCGGTTCGGCATGTCTTCACCGGAACAGATCGCCCGCAGGCTCTCCCCGTCTGCCAGACGCTCACAGATTGCGTCGCCTAGCTTCTCGCTGTACTTACTTGGGCGAGCCATCGTCTTTCACGTACTTCTGCGCCAGCCTCTCAGCCTGTTGGAGCAGATCGTCCAGCGACGTGTATTCCCCGTGCGCTTTGATCTGCTCGATGGCCCAGTCTCGGGCTTCTGCTGAGACTTTCACGTTAGCCACCAATGCTCGCAGCCCACACGTTGTTGCCGATGCAGTAGAAGTCGCCTACCTTTGCTGCGGGGAGGACGACTGCCGTATTGGTCGCAACGCCCGAGAAGTTGCCACCAACGGGCGGATAGACGTTCATCGCCGTGGCGGTGGAGTTCACCACGACGTAGATGTCGCCAGCCAGAGCGGACATGGATGCGGCGTTCTGAGCCGGGAGACGCGCGCCAGCCGTTGAGGCCGGAACAGTCCCGAAAACGGAGAAGTCGCTTGTGATGAGCGTTGCATTTGCCTGGCTGGATACGCCAGCAGCGGTCAAGCCCGTGAGGGGTACGCCCGCGGTCGTGTTCTGTGCTTGGGTTGCGGGAACGCCCGAACCCATCAGTTTTGCGATTGTGGTCATGTGATTCTCCTAAGCTGCTGCGCGCTCGGCGCTTTCGGTTACGTACGGGCGAAGAATCCCGTCCGAATCTTCCTCGGCCAGCACTTCTTCGATTGTCAAATCGTCCAGCAGAATCCAGCCAGTGATCTCGTCACCATCACCGAGCCAGTCGCTCCACTTCCCGAAGCGCACGAACTGGCCTTCCGGCGACAGCCGAGCGGGGTCTAGCGTCACTTGGTACGTCACCACGCGCATTGACGGGTGGCCGAGATCGTCCAGCAGCTTCGCGTTCTTCAGGTCCTGATCGAACGAGACGATCGCTACTTGCTTCTTGGTGATGGTTTCGATCATGGGCGCCACAAATAAAGACGCCCCGGCTGGCGGGGCGAAACCTGCGGGAGGAGGTCGCAGGGAAGGGGGAGATAGGAGAGCCGGAATTAACCGCACGCCAATGCTGTCTCGCGCGAACTCTCACGGCTGACAACTGTTTTTGCTCGATGGGAGCTACCCATGTGTGCGCTGGTCGCGGCATACGCCCCTAGGATTTGGCGCGCTGGCTTCCCAATTGTCATGCGTGAGGCTTTTGGTACCTTTATTGATGAAGGTACCAAACTTCACTCTCACAACGGCCGACTCGGCAGGATCAGATACCCAGAACTCTTAGCCGCGCCATGCAGCACCGAATCGGCACTTGTGAAAGCAAAAAGCCCAACCAGACGGGGGATCTAGTTAGGCTTTTTTAGGGCGAGTTATGCCCACAGACGACACGATACCTTATCTGCACAGGGTTTACAAGGGCTATTCAGCAATCCTTTAGCGAAAAGTTTCGGCCTTAGCGCTTCCTTAGCCTCCGCATAGTCGCTTTCCTGCGTCTCCGGATAGCGCGGGTTCGTCCAGACCGTGCGACCGGCGTCCATATTGCGCATTGCCGTCTGAATAGCCATGCGCTGGCGCAGCGTCAGTTCGAAGATGAGCGGTTCCACGGCTTTGGCGACGCCTTCCCTAAGCTTATGGTCGACCATCTCGGACAGCTCGTCGTATTCCATCCACTGGCGGCTAATGGTGAAATCGCGGCATGTTGAATCAGCGCGGCCGTAGCCAAGCGCGGGCTGGTAGCTTTGGGAAAACACATACCAGTCATATAGGATGTCGTCGATTTCGTCATGGCCCATTACTTTCTACCTCCATATAGTCGTTCGATCGTCGCCGCCAGGCAGTCAAGTTCGCTAACCTTCACCACCTCCCACATGCGGCGCTGGCCGTGGATTCCGTTGAATGACCCTTGGTGACAGTCTTTGCAGAGCGGAATCACGCAGAATCCGGGGCTCTTTCGCCCGGGCGTGCGGCCGACGAGGATGTGATGCGCGTCGCTCGGGCCGTGGGCGCCGCATACAGCGCAGGCCATTTCCTTTACCCGGGCAATGTGGAGGCGTTCAGCAGCGGCTGTCATTCCCCACCCCCGTAAAATCTCACCCCATGCTCCGCCCCGAATGCCGTGGCGATCTCCATCAGGTCCGACATTTCCCGAATGGTCATCTTGCTAGTGGACTGCCCGAGCACCACGAACCCGCCATCCAGCCCCGGAACTGCGCGCTGCTGCTTGAGCGATGCGCTGAAGACGTGTTTCCAGTCCTCGGCTGCCAGCTTCTGGCCATGCCATTCGACTTGGCCGGCTATGTCGTTCAGCATTGCCCACATGCGCGCGTTCTGGTCTAGGCTGCGTGTGCGGGGCTTGATCTCCACCACGTAGCCGTCAGGAGCCTGGATGCAGGCTCGCGACGCCATCTGCCGCGCGGTCGGATGCACCAAGCGAAACAGTTGGCGATCACTCATAGCTTCCCCCTGAGATCGTCCGGAAGCTTCCACTTCATTCCTTCCTTCATCCCGGCCTCATATGCCGTCTTTAGCAGTTGCTGCGTGGCCCACGACATCTGGTGATAGCCGGTATAGCAAAGGAAATGGGCGAACAGGCATTCCGGCGTGTGAGGCGTCGCGCCGCTCGACTGGCATCCGGTGCAGTTACTCATCGCGCACCTCCCGCGCTTCCGTGTAGTCCAGCCCGAGTTCCTGTTCGCTCTCGGCCATCCGTTTAAGCGCGTTCAGACGCTTCCATTGGTCGTCCAGCGTCTTCTCTGCGTCTTGGATTACCCGAAGCTCTACCGCGGGGCCGTGAGCCGACAGGAGCGCGTTTTGGGCTGCCAGCCACGTGCGCCAGTGGTTATCTTTGACGGAAGCGAGCAAGCAGCCATGCACGCTTTGGTAATACTCGTCGAACTGTTCACGCGACATTTGCCACCCCTCTCCACTTGTCCGAGTGATTCCACACCGAAATCTTTCCCGTTGTTTCCCACTTACCGGCCTTCCACTCGATCAGCTCGGGGTCGTATGTGGTTAGCGGCGACCCTGCTATGCGCTGCACCTCGTAGAATCCTTCGCGCACCGGATCTATCCAGCAGGGATACCAGCCTGTCAGTTCCATGCTTTGCTCCAATCACGACGACGAATCCCAAGCGCAAGCCACAGCGCATCCGTATCAACTACGCCACGCGGCTCAAATAAATAAGTTTTAGAACTCGCTTCCTCGGCCGTATTGTTCTGTTTGTCGCTTTGCTTCGTCTGCTTCGCTGACGACTGCGCAAATCTCTGTGAGCGGGGGGATAAAGCCTCAACCCCCCGATTCCCCCTTTCTCCAGGGGTGTTGGTGACAGAACCGTTTTTCATGCTGCCTCCTCCATATCGACGTTCATCGACTGCTTGTAGATGCGGCCGCGTTGGGCTTGCGGGGCGGAAACAAACCCGGCGGCCGTTGCGAATGGATTCAGCAGCCCTTTCTTGATCCGCCTGCGCTCTCGAAATGCCTTGTGGCACTCCAAGGCAGGTCGACGCGGCGGCTTAGGAGCGTCTTCCCCAGGCCCGAGCGCCCAGCGCTTCGAAAGGTGGTTGCTATCGACGCGCGCCCAACCGCTTATGCGAAACTGCACGCCACGCCACCTAGCCAAGATGTTTTGAATGCTCCCGCGGTCGGCGCCGGTTGCGGCCGCGATCTCTTGGGAAGTCATTTGAACGTCGTTACTGAGAGTCCCGATGATTGCCCGCAATACCCAAGACTGCGTTCCTCTTTCAGACGGCGGCTTGATGCCGAGCTTTAGGCGATTTGCTCTGAGTTTTGCGGCGTCGTATGAGCGGCCTGGCAGTCGGTGCAACCCGTTCTTGATGCTGCGCGGAGCGAACCAGATCTCCCGGAGGATCGCGTCTTCATCGGCGCTCCATTCTCTATAGTTGGGATGGATGATTCCCAAACGGCTTGCGTGGACCTTCACCGCATCCTTAGTCCGAGAAGGGAACATCGAAACAATCTCCTCAACTCGGCTACCGGAACCAAATGCCTCTCTGAGACGCGCGTTTTCTTCTTCCGTCCACCTTTTCATGCTGTCCCCCTCAGTTCGTACCGCGTCTTTTTTTGTCCCGGACCAATTGCTATCGACAGCCCGTCATACATTCGCTGCTCGACTTGGTCCGACGCCCACACGTACTGGCGCTTGCTGACCGTTTCCACCAGTTGATCGAAGACGTGCAGGCCGCCGTTCATCGCCACGAGCTCGTCACCCTTGAACACTCGGCGGCCGATCTCGAAGAACCGCTCCTGCACCGCAATAAGCGCGTTGTTCGCGTCGTACACCGCGGCGAGGCCCACGTTCTGGTTCTTGGCGCGCTCACAGAGCACCATGCTCAGGTTCATCGCCGTAACGATCGCGCCCCAGTCCTGCTGCGTGCCATCGCCCTGAGCCAGACGCGTCGCGCAAAGGTGCGTCGTCATCAGAACCTTTTCCTTCAGTTCGCCCTTGAGCGGTTCGTCACCGTCAAAGAGCGTCGTTACTGTGTCTTTGCGTCCGGCTTTCGGCCGGTATGCTTTGCGCGGTTTCTTGTTGCCTGCCATTTCTTCCCCCGTCCCCTAGTCAAGAAACATCCACGATGCGATGGCGCCACTCCTTCGCCTTCGCGTCCCACCGCCACCCGTACACATGCAAGGTCCATCCGAGCTTGCGTACTTCCCCTATGTGCTCCGACTCGGCTATCTTCTTCACCCGTGCCGGAACGTTGCTCCAACTGGTCGGCTGTAAGCCGATTACTTCGCCGTCCTTTATCGCTATCTGATCCAGAATCCCGAACAGATCGACTCGGATTCGAGCCCCAGGTATCCAGCGCTCTACGGTCCAGACTAGCCAGCCCTGCTCTTTCAACAGTTCTGCCGTGAGCGCGCTTGGCGAACGCTTCATCCGAATTTCTTCCCTTCGATCACTTCGCGGCAGCTCTGCAGGACTTCCACCGTCAGCGGAGCGCCATTCCGGGCCGTGCCGCGTTCGATAAGTTCACGCGCCCATTTGGTATGCGCCGACGACATGCGGATCGACTTAACGATTCGCTGCTGCTTCGCCAGGTTCGAATCGATCACCTTTTGGTCTGCCGGCGTGCTGTGTTCCAGACGCGGCGCCTCGTGTGCCGCCATTTCCAGACGCGTGCGCTTGCAGTGCTCAAGGAATTCCGGCAGCGTGGGCGGCTTCGTGAACGCCGTCAGCGCGTCGACACCTGCCTTCAGTTGCGCAGACGAAAGCTTTTTAAGCTCGATCGCCCATGCCTTCTGAACTTCCAAGACGTTCGAGCCGCGCCACATATCCGCGAACCGTGAGCCGTAGAAGGCGCTCATCTTGGCGAACAGCGTTTCCACCCAGCGTTGCGGAATCGCATTAACCGGCCACGGCGATTCGAAGTTGGCGGTTGTCGGTTGCTTCGGATTCGTGCTCATATCGATTTCTCCCCGTCAGTGCTGCGATTGTTTCGGCTCGTTCGTCGTGGTAGCTGTGGTTTTGCCTTGTGGCTCGCTGGTTTCTCACCCAGTTTCGCCAAGTGGCAGACCAGTCCAGCTTTCTCCCCTTGCTACCCGGCTGGGCTATCCAGTAATCCCGGAACTGACTCGCCACATCGCCCGGATTCAAGTCCGGCCTTTCTGTTTGGCAGAAAGCGATTTCGCTATGGCTGGGAATCCAGTCGGCAGGCAGGCGCGAAGCGCGTGCTTCTGCTTTTAAAGGGTTAATGGATGGATTAGGGGATGTATTGGGTGTCACCGTGACACCCCGTTCGTTGCACGGTGACACCCCGTCAGCGTCACCATGACACCCCGTAGCCGTCACCATGACACCCCGTTCCGAGCGGGGATTCACCGTGACACCCGGCTTTTTCATCTGAATGTCGTAGCAAATCGGACGCTTATCGGCACGATCGATGTAGGCAGCGACGATCGCCTGATTGCCCTTTGCGATCATTCCAAGTGCTTCGAGGGAGTCGAGCTTGCGGCGGATCGTGCTCTCAGAGAGCCCCGTATCCTTTTCGAGTTTGGCCGTCGACGGGAAAGCCGCCTTGCCATCTTGATCGGCGTAGTTAGACAGGCACAACAGGACGTGGCGAGCCGAAGCATCGCTCACGATCTGTTGTTCCATTGCCCATGCCATTGCTTGAATACTCACGGTGTGACCCCAACCGCCTCAAGGGCGTTAGTTCAACTAAAAAGTAGAAATAGAAGACGCCTTTCGAAAGCGGCTTGTATTACGACTAATTCCCCGTGTACTGCTTTCCGACCATACGGTCGTTCGTTTTAGGCCCCGCCGTTCCCATTAAGGGACGCTTCAAATGCCACTACCATCGGATGATTCACCCCAAATGCTGAGCGCAGGACGTGATAACCGATGTACTGCTGGATCGACACCCCCATCCGAACCGCGTCCATCACCAACTTTTCCATTTCTGGGAAAGGAAGTTCGGCTGCGAGGTGGGAATTGCCGTTGGTCATGCGGCTACTCGCGCCCCGTTCTGGGCCGTCGAGACACTGACGCCAATAAGGTTCGCAGGCAAAGTACCAACAGTGCCAAAGAGAAACAGTTTCAGGATTCGAGCAACGGCAGCCGAATCACTGTCGATGCCATGAAGGGATTTGTACGCTTGCATACCCTCGTACACAGGGTCTTCCACGCGGGTTTTGATTTCATTGCGATATGCAGCTCGGCTAGACATTGCTTTACCTCCTTTCGTTAAAAGAAAAACAACATGACCAACAGAAATTTACTGAGCCGTCATCTGCTGACGGAGAAGCTCGAATGTCCTCACGGTGGGCGAGTAGTCCTCATTGCGGATAATCCGCTCGATCGTCTTGTGGGAAACCCCAGATCGGCGGGCGATGTCAGCCCAGCGACCGCGTTGGGTCGAGAGCCAGGTTCGGAGATCGTTAAGTTCTTTCATAGTGCCTCTATTGTAGACGCAGATGTCTAACAACGCAAGACACAAATGACTAGCGATAAAAATTATGATCAGTGCATGTCTAAAGCACTGAAAATTCTGAGCGCCAACATTGATAGCCTTGTCGGGCCGGGGCGGAGATTTGCAAACGATGGAGACCTGGGAGAAGCGACGAAGCTGGGACAGCGGACCATCCACCGGATTCGTACCCAAGAAGTGGAACCGAAGATCGACAAGCTCGACGCGCTGGCGGGCGGGATCGGCGTAACGATCCCAGCCCTGTTCAGTCCCGATTTAAACCCATTACAAGGCGCTGCGGAGGGAGCCGTAGGCGAGCTGATCGAGCGTCTCTATCGCCTGGCACGGCGCGGAGTGTTGGAAGATCGCGACATTGAAACGATCGCCAGTGTCATATCGATGGCCGAGCGGTCGCACGCCGCAATCGACCTGCCGGCCGACAAGCCGCATCGGATCACTGGGACATAAATAAGACAAGAAATAAAGCGATGCAGTTGTTACATACTATGTTTGTAAATATGTAGACGAAAACGTTTGGCTTAGCGTTAGTATTGCCTGAGCAGTAAGGGTCTGTAAGCACAGATAGGTAAAAAGTGCAAACAGGGTCGTTTTGAAGTCACTCGGGTAATAACTAAGAACATGACGGCTACGCAGGGTTTGGCGCCCAGGCTGTACGTAGTAAAAGGTTCACAAGACAGCATCACCGAAGCACCTACGGACGGGGCATCTCGATCCAGCATCACCATAGAAATAGACGAACTGGGGCGGCTTGGCCGTTTCGACGTTCGCATCCGGAAGGAAGATTGCCTGCAGCTCATCCAGGGGCTTGCGATGGCTCATTTACGAGCCCTCGATATGCTCATGCAACACTAACCCCACACCGCCTCCGCCTGACGAAGCCCGCTTTTGCGGGCTTTCGTCGTTCTGTCTAGACACGGCGCACCCGCTCTAGCGGATTTCCGCGCGATTTCTCCCCTGCTCTAAAGGAGATCGCAAAAATATTTGCGCCTCTAGTCAAAGATGTCTTGACCGCCAAGACATTCGTGTCTAATATTCAGTCATGCCCTGAACAAACAACAGCGCATCGAGTAGCCCCCCAGCGTGAGGGGGGAATGCCTAGCCCGAGCTGCAATCGGGCCGACCGGTAGACCTGGCGAAATCGGAGCCAGCGACGCGACAGAGCCGATGAGTCTTACTAGCTGGCATTCGGGGTGAGTACCAGCCACTAAGACGAGGAGACTGAAATGAGCGATTTGGCTTTGGATCTGAAAGAACTTATGCGCCTTGCACACGGTGGTTGCGGCGCTCTCACTGAGAAGCTTTTGCATGAAGTAGCAGCTCGGATCATCGCATCCGGACTGCGTGACGAAAAGGAGGGCTGCTAGATGGAACCGTTCATCGTGTTTGCTGTTGTCGGCTTTGTTCTCGACTGCTTCCTTTTCGGGTGGAAATCATGAGCACCGTAACCGCAATCGGCGTTACCCAACTGGGAGAATTCATCTACGACAAAGAGCTTGCCGCTCTTGAGGCGCAGGACGAACGCGACGAGCTGATCGCGAAAATAAAGGATGAAATGATCGAGCGCCGCAAGAAGGAAATGAGTGACGACGACATTCTTGCATCGCTCGAATTCTGCAACAAAGGGATGGCGGGAATGGTCCGCGATGCGCTCCAGAAAGAAAACGGATTCATCGCGCTGGGAGCCTTGCAGATCTTGTTCCGTGCGTGGATTCAATATGACTGCGAGCTCGAAGCTATCAAATCTGTGGAGCGTACCGAAAATGAGCGCTTTTAACGTCACCTTGTTGTGGATCGCGGCTATCGCCTTCGTCCTGTCCTTTATCCGCGGAGCCTATTTTGAAGATAGTCAGTGAGCAAGAGATTAACCGGGCGGTCACGATGAGCGACCTGTTCGCCGGCATCGCATGCGGCGCAATAGCGGGTGTTGTGTTCTATCTGTGTCTGGCAATAGGAGTTGGTTAATGGAAACGAAACATACACCCGGGCCTTGGATTTGGGCTAAAGGCTACAAAGGTCTTTTCGGGGCCGGTCCAGACAACGAGGTTCTGAATTACTTCAGCTATGAAGGTATGCATTTATGGGGCGAGCATGAAAAAGCAAACGCCCGACTGATCGCCGCCGCACCCGATCTACTTGCAGAACTGCAAAACATCGCAAACGCAAATCCATCGTCGTGGGATGAAGAAACGCGAGATCAGTTCCAACAGTGGGCGCAGAACCGTGCCCGCGCCGCGATAGCAAAGGCAACAGGTGAAGCATGAAAGATCTGTTGAAGCTGTGGGCAGTAATCTCCGCTGTAGCACTCGGGTATCTGATGCTGTGCGGAATGATTGAAGCAAGGGCGGAACGGATTCAAAGCTGTAGCGTAGTGAGATGCACGTAAGTTAAGGGGAAGCAGGACGTTGGGTGATGAAATTTGCGGGCACAGATTTTATCTTCGAGCGCCTTGCGAGCGTAGTAGTCCTTCGGAGGGAATATGGGCGAAGACGACGAAAGCGCCATGTGGAACGCATGGGAAGAGGAGCAAGCGGCAGACTGGCTTGCATGGTACGAACAGAACGGAGGAAAAAATGGAAACGAAGAAGACAGGGTTGCAGCGACTGCGCGAGCCTTTCCCGGAGCATCAGATCAGCCTTTTGCCTAAGCCGACGAAACGCGACGCGCCGAAAGGAAAATGCAACGTGTGCGGTGGCTATCACGGATTGCCGGCCGTTCACCTGTCGTATGTCGGCCACGCAGCCCTCACTGATCGTCTGCTGGAATGCGACGAAAGCTGGTCGTGGGAGCCGGTTGCGTTCGGGCCTGACGGATTGCCACTGTTGGATAGAGACGGCGGCATGTGGATTCGCCTGACGGTCTGCGGAGTGACGCGCCTTGGCTACGGTGACGCACAAGGTAAGACCGGGCCGGACGCCATGAAGGAGCGGATTGGCGACGCTCTGCGCAACGCTGCTATGCGGTTTGGTGCGGCTCTTGACCTGTGGCATAAGGGCGATCTTCACAAAGACCAGAACGAGGAAGACGAACCGCAAGCAGTCAAGGGACTCGCGCCGAGGGATTTGCAGCGGCATCACCATGCGATCAAATCGGCACAAGACATTGATGCGTTGAAAACGGCGTACACGGCTGGATACAAAGCCGCTCACGCAGTCAACGACAAGGTAGCGGAGGAAGTTCTTTTGGAAGCAAAAGACGCCCGCAAGCTTGAACTCGAAGGAATGCCGGCATGAGCACCCTAACCCTTTATCAAATCGCGGGCGAGTATCGCGAGGCCGCCGACAAACTCGCGGAACTGGATCTCGACCCGCAGACGATGGCCGACACCTTGGAATCGCTCGGAGGCGATCTTGAGGAAAAGAGCAAAAACACGGCGTTCGTTGTGCGCAACCTGGAAGCTGCGGCCGACCAGATAGACGCAGCAGTCGAAGAAATGGGCCGGCGCGCGGCAGCGATCAGGAAGAACGCCGAGCGCGTCCGCGAATATCTGATGTCGAACATGATTTTCGCGGGCGTCAAGAAGCTTGAAACGCCCTACTTCGTGATTACGGTTCGCGATAACCCGCCGAAGGTGATCGTCGATGACGAGGCAAAGATCCCCGGATCGTATTTCACGAAGGTTCCGCCGCCTCCGCCAAAGCTGGACAAGAAGGCTTTAGCCGCAGCGTTGAAAGCTGGCGAGCAAATATCCGGCGTCCACCTTGAGCGCGGACAGACCGTGCAGATCAAATAACGGAGAGAGCATGCCTCTTATCGCATTGGCAGTCATTGCAGCGTGGTTCACGCACATTGTTGACTGCCTCATTACCCATTCGTGGGGCTTGCTGATCGCCGGAGCGCTGCTCTTCCCGATCGGCATCATTCACGGATTCGGCGTCTGGTTCGGATTTTGGGCATAACGCTGGCGCATCGCGCCGGACACGATAGAGAGAAGAACATGAGCGCATCGAAGCTCGAATTGTGGATGTCTCCGCTGACGAATCGGATATTCGTAGGCAAGTCGCGTGAGGATGCGCATGGCCGCGTAGCGACGTCGAAGCAGGACGTTACGGCGCAGTGCATCAATGGCGCCATCGCGCATCTGGTCGCTGAGAACGATCTGGAAATCATCGTAACGCTCGACGAAGGCCGTTACCGCGTGCGAATCACGCCAGAAACCGCATGACCCATCCCACAAAGACAGCAGCTCTCACGCACCTAGGAGCGCTATGCAACGCCAATAAGCCGACTACGGTGTTGCTGCATCAAGCGGTGGCGTCGAGCGCGGCGCTGTTCGCGAAGTGCTCTGGACAGGAAGTGCAGATCAAGATCGGTACGATAGTTATTGCGAGGGAGCCAAAGTGAAAGGGATCGTCGTCAGCCTGTTCGACAAGACTGGCAACATGGTTCGACCGTGGGCGGAAGCGGGTTATGAGTGCGTCTGCTACGACATCGCACACGATCGGCCGCGGTTCGAAAGCGTCGGCGCCGGTTCGATCATGTTCGTGCCGTTCGATCTGATGCACCGCGCACCGATCGTTGCCGGCCGCATCGCGATCGTGTTTGCGTTCCCACCCTGCACTCACCTGGCTGTTTCCGGTGCCCGCTGGTTCCAAGGAAAGGGGCTGCGCGCGCTGGCGGAATCGGTGCAGATGTTCGCGACGGCTGCTGAGTTCGCAGAAGCGAGCGGCGCGCCATACATGATCGAGAACCCGGTATCGACGATCTCGACCTACTGGCGGAAGCCTGATCACACATTCCACCCGTACGAATACACGGGTTTCTGTTTGAACGACAACTACACGAAGAAAACCTGCCTCTGGACTGGCGGAGGCTTCGTGATGCCCGAGCCCGAGATCAATCACTATCTCGGGGAACCAGACAACCGAATCCACGCGGCGCCCCCGTCAGATGAGCGAGCCGATTTCCGCAGCGCGACACCGATGGGCTTTGCACGTGCTGTCTTTTCGTCGAATGAGCGATCAACCATTGGCGAGGCCGCATGACCACCACAAATCAGGATCGGCTCTGTGCTGATCGCAAGGAGCGAGATATGAAAGACGAAAAACGCGCGGCAGACGATGCGGAGCGGATGGAGCGAATTCTAGCGGCATTTGCCTATCTGAACCCCGATCACCCAACAGTTCTCGCCGCACTTGAGGAGATTCGACAGTTGCAAGACGCCGCACTGTCAGCCCGAGCCGATGGCGGCAAGGGTGAGGCGGTAGGCACGGTGAGTCGTGAGGCGCAGCCGATTGGCAAGGTGAGCAAGTCCGGGAACGTGGTTTGGCTCAGTACGCCTCAGCCCGGATTCATCTACGCCGCCCCTACGCCTGAGCGTGCGGACGCCGACACAGCGGGGGCGAAGTCGATCACGGCGGAAGAGTTCGAGCGGTGGCGTATTGCCAGCAAGGAACATCGGGACGGATTGCTCGCCAATTTCCCAAAAGAAAAGCCAATCAGCGACGCAATGATGGATTTAGTTGATCGGCTTGGGAGTGAGGCTTCCGAAGTTGATCCACGAGCATGGAAGCATTTACTTGTGTATGCGCCTGAGCGTGCGGACGCCGAAAGGGAGCCGAAATGAGCCTCAACCTAGACGCAATTCTTGAATTGCTGAAGCAGCACGTAAGCCCCGCCGCGCGGCGTGTCCCCCCGGGCTGGGAGATCATTGCTCGCGAGGCTCACAGACAAGGCGTTATCGACGGGCGAGCGATCCAGATGGAAAGCACGAGCCAGTATGACGCAGCAGGCGCGAGTGAGCGTGCGGACGCCGAAAAGGATGCGGCGCTGACGGATGAACGAATCATCAAGGTTGCCGCTGATTGTTTCGGCATGCACTACGTGGACATAAGCGAATATTCATGGATCAAGTTCGCCCGCGCAATCCTAGCCGCTGACAAGGAGAAGAAATGACTGAGCGCGAAGAGTTTGACGCATGGTTCCAGCGACGTTACTCGTGCAGCAATTTCAACAGTAGTTGGGAGGCGACCGCCGCTATGGGCCATGCTTGGAACGCTTGGCAAGCCGCACGCCGCACTGTGAGCGGGCAGGAGGAATCGGCATCTGATGCAGTGGAAGCCGCAGCACTCCGTGCTCTTGATAAGGCCGCGCAGGACGGGCATTCATTCAACATCGAAAGCTACTGCGCGGGATATGTCGATAGGCACTACGCCGCCCCCATTCCCGCAACGGAACAGGAGAAAAAGTAATGTGCGCACGTTGCGGAAGCATGATGCTGGCCGAGCACGAGGGCGGCTGGTGGGTCTGTATGGTCTGCGGCAATACGTGGAGAGAGTGATGGCGAAGCTAATCAGCCTCGACCAGTGGGCGGAATCGCTGTTCGGTAGCAATAAGCCGCACAGGAATACGCTGCTCAACTGGCGAAAAAATGGCCGGATCGTCCCGCAACCAATAAAATGCGGTAGTAAATACTTCGTCGAGCCGCACGCCGTCTATTACGACGATGCAGGCGAGATGCAACGGAGACTGGGGAATGGCCGCTCGGCGTAGGGAAGCGAAGCGTCGGCACTGGCCGGCCAATCTGTATCAGAACAGTGCAGGCTATTTTTATTGGCGAAATCCGGACACGAAGAAGGATTACGGTATCGGCCGGGACCAATCAAAAGCGTTCGGAGAAGCGCGAGCGGCCAATGCGGAGTTAGAAAAGAACCGCGGATATATATCTGTCGTCCAGCGCATGACGGCACCAGACGAGAAAACGCTACTCGAATGGTCGACCGAATATCAGAAGAATTACGAGGAAACCCGCAATCCGACGCCGAGCACAATGCAAACAGTCAGAGCCGGCCTTCGCGCAGTTGCGAAAGCGCCATTTGCCAATAAGCATTTACGGGCGATTCAGACGCGCGAGGTTGCGGCATTTCTCGATGGTATAGATAAGCCGAATATGGCGAAGCTGGCCCGGAAGACGCTCTCCGATATGATGCGTGTGGCGGAAACGAAAGGAATGATCGATACCGGGAAAAATCCGGTTACGGTGACTCGTACGCCAGAAATCGAAGTCGAGCGTTCGCGGCTGACGCTCGATAAGTTCCAGGCAATCTACGCGACTGCGCTCAATATGGATCCGTGGGTCGCGCGAAGCATGGAATTGGCGATTGTGACAGCACAGCGCCGGGAAGATGTATCAAATATCCTTTTCTCGGATGCGAAAGACGGCTTCCTGTCTGTCGAGCAATCAAAGACCGGCATGAAACTACGCATACCCACATCAATCAGAATCGACGTGCTTGGCCTGACTCTCGACGATGTAGTTCGGCGCTGCCGCGACTCTGTAGCGTCAAAGTGGATGCTTCACTACGCGCAGCGCAGCGGATCGCGCGTGGCTGGCAATCAGGTTATGCCGCAAGCAATCACAAGACGCTTCGCAGATGCGCGCGACGCAACAGACAGAATCACATGGGAGGCGGGGAAAACTCCGGCCACGTTCCACGAGATTAGGAGCCTTGCAGCTCGGCTCTATACCGACCAGTATGGGCAGGATTTCGCACAAGCGATTCTCGGTCACAAGTCGGCCAGCATGACCGAAATGTATCGAGACGTGCGGGGTTCCGAGTGGGTCGAAGTGAAGCTAGCAGTCTGAGAATTCTAAACGAATTCCAGACGATTCTAGACGGTGGCTTGCTGCGTAAGGAGCACAGGCACAAAGACTTTACCTCCCGCGTAAAGCCATATCCGAAGCACTTTCCACTTCCAATTCAATAGCTTAAGTCATTTTCGAGGCTTCTTATTGGCGCCTCGATATGCACATCTGCGCACTTTCTAAATCAATCACTTACAACGCCGTTATAGACGGCATCTTTCACCGTTCGTGAGATAGAATCTCGCGGGAGAAAATAATGGTCAGAAAAATCATGAAGGGAATTTTGGCATCGCTCGCTGGGATGCTCGTTATGTCTTGCGGCGGCTGCGGAGGTGGCGGGGGCGGAGGTGATGCGCCGGCAGTCAATGCAGCGGCCGCGGCCCCGGCTCCACCGTCTGCATGCTACGTACAGAACCCGAATGCCGGGAAGCCCTGCATTCTTGATGACGCAGCAGTCGCGCGCGGCATCATCCACAAAAGCGACGATCCGCGCATGGTCAACACTTTCAAGAAATTCGCAGCAGGCGGCGACTTTACGATTGGGTTCATCGGCGGGTCAATCACGCAAGGCGCCTATTCCACCGACGAGGCGCATAGATACGTGAATATCGTTTTCGCCTACATTCAAAAGCGATTCCCGCAAAGCACCTTTCACTTGGTGAATGCGGGAGTCGGCGGTACAGATTCGACGTATGGTGCGCAGCGGCTTCAACACGATCTACTCGACTATCACCCGGACCTTGTGATTACCGAATGGGCGAATAACGACGGCGCGAATGGTGCAGCCGCAGTGCAGCGGGATTATGGTGATGTCGTCGATCGCACGATGGGACAGCCGAATTCACCGACCGTCGTCATGCTGATGGGTATGGATATAGGAGGCGGTAGCAATCAGGACATGGAAACGCCGGTGGGATACGCACGCAATGTCACGATGCTTTCGACCAGGGAGGCGATTCTGGCCCAGCAGCAGCGTGGCGACTTCACTGGTGAGCAGCGTACCCAAGACCCGATTCACCCGAACGATTTGGGGCATGAGATTCTCGCGCAGCTCGTTATCCAATACTTCCAACTGGTGAAGTTTTAACGACCAACGAATCCCTGCTCCTGCATTGCTCGCACATACGCCTGCAATGCAGCGAGCTTGTCGATTTCGGCCTGATCGTCGGCCGCTACTTTGAAAATGCTGCTTGCAGTCGGGCCGTAGATGTCTCCGTAGGCGGCGGGACCATCAGCGCTGACGGCGGAGGCGGCGCTTTCACCTGCGGCGGCGGTAGAACAACCTGCGATCCGGACGCGCACGCGGTCAGTACCAGCAGACAGGCGAGCGCGGTAATCAAGGGAATCTGACGCATGTTTCGAAACCTCGTTTTGGAATTCCTGCTCTACCGCAGCTATCTTGCCCTCCGCCGCTTGTTGATTGGCAAGCGCCGCGGAAAGCGCTTTGGCTGACTCTGCGTTGATCTGCGCGACCATCGCCTGATGGGCGGCTTGCTCGCGTGCCAGTGTTCGGCCATCGATGGTATGCGCCGTGCCAAAGCCGAGCGCGAGGCCGACAGCACCGGCAGCGATGCCGGTAATAAGGAACGGGCTCACTGTTCACCCCTGCATGCGTTGCGTTCAAGTTGGCGGCGCTTCCAGATCCCGCCGCATTGGTTGGATGCGATGGAACAGTCGCGACCGCGCACGAAGCGCCATTTGCCGAATTCGGAGCAGGCCGCAGGAAAATCTTTCGCGATGTAGCGCTTGCGGAGGGTCGACCCGGAGTAGTTGCCAAGCCCGATGTTATAGGCGAGGTCGATCACGGCTACCTTCTGGCCATCCGTCAGCGTGTCGAATCCCGGCGTCATCTTGCGCACTTCGATCGCGTAGCCTGCCAGGCTGTCGCTCAGCATGTCGCGGCATTCGTCCATCGTGTAAGCGCGCATCTGAACGTTCGTTTCGCCAAAGCACACCGTTTGCAGATCGCCGGCCAGCTTGTCGTTATACGGCCGCAGCTTTACGCCTTCCTGAGACGACGTAAGCGAGATGGCCATCGACGCTGCGACCGTGCCGATAACAACCGCCAGTGACTTCTTACCCGGCCTATTCTGTAGCGTTGGCATCGGTGCCGCCGATCACTTCAGGTTGCGCCAGATACGAGCCGATCAGCCCGAGCCCGCCAATCACGCCATTCGCCACGAGTACCGCCCACATCGGCGGGTTTTGTACGACTCCCCACACAACCTGTAGAGCCGTACTTGCAGCAAGCGCCCACACCGAATAACGTTTGTACGTGGTACGCCAGTTTGGAGAAAGAATCATGTCGCCACCTTCGTCTTTAAGTATTGCCACATAGCGAGGCCGACTAATCCCAACACGGCCCAAATACCCTTCCTTGCGAGTTCCGATCGCAAGTCTTCATAGAACTCGGATCGAGCCTCCATTTTTCGAATCAGCTCTTCGTGATACCGTCTGTGCCCTTCCCAATCGCCACCTGGAAAGGCTTTGTGCAGGTCGTCGACCCTGCGGATTACTTCGTCCACTTTTCTCTCCGTTACAGATTGAGCCGTGATGTTTTCGCAATGCCTCTGATCCATCGAGGTAGAAAGGGCATGAATGGCCGCCGCTATTTCTTCATGTATTGGCATCCTTTGCCCCGTGGGTAATCGCTATTTTTTATGCGGATGGGGTAATCGGCCACGCCGGATTAGCATTCGTTAGGTCGATGCGGTTCACCGCGACGCGATACTGCTTCCACTGCTTAAGCAGAGCCGTTTCAGCAGCGGTCGCTTCGTCCAGATCGACTGCGTCTTGGAGTGGCGCGATTGCCGCAGCAGCCCGCGCAAGCAGAGCGTCTCGCGTGCGCGTATTCGTCGCTAAGATCTCCACTGCGCTTGGGGCAGGCGGAACGTACTCAGAGAACGTATGCCCGTCATAGACCATGCAGACGATAGGTTGCGGTGAGATATCTGTGACATCGACGAGCGTCAATACGAACTCAGGCGTGAAGCGTTGTTCGATGGGAATATCGTCGCCGGCTTTGTGAATGACATCCTCGTTATCGTCTAGCCAATCGATATCGTACGTTGCAGGTTCGATGATTTCGACGACTCGACCGCCATCGATGCGTGCGTATGTTTTCATTTACGAGTATTCCCAGACGATGATTAGACCGGCACCCCCGGCACCTCCCGTGGCTGCCGTGACAGACCCGACCGCCACGCCGCCGCCACCCCCTGCGCCACGGCCACCAGCGCTGCCATTCGAAGAAAGCGGCGCATTCGCACCGGGGCCAGCTCCGCCCTGGCCGAATTGAGAGTTCGACGCGGTGCCTGCAAGGGCGCTGCTTGATGCCAAGATCAGCCCCGCCGTTCCGTTGCCGCCCGCCGAACCAACGTCAGCACCTGTTGGGCCACCTGCACCGGCTCCGTATGAGCCAGAGAGAGCAGCGCTTGCTGATGCTGTCGGAGCAGGTGCACCGGTGCCGCCCGGTAGCGTCAGGAGCGCGCCGAATGATGTGGTTGTTCCGTTGCCGCCTGCGCCTGTCGTCGGCGTTCCGCCCGCACCGATCGTGATGGTTTGTGAGGTGGGACCAGAGATTCGCTTGCGGCCCCATGCGCCATTGCCACCAGGACCACCCGCGTTTGCGGCTCCAACACCCGGATTTGCAGCGCCAGCGCCAGCGCCAGCGCCGCCAATTCCTTCGACGATGATGGAAGTCGCGCCGGCCGTTGGCGTATATGTGCCAGAACTCGTGAAGATTTGGACATTGATTAGACGCCCTGCCCCACTTGCACCCAAAAGCTGGAACTGCACGCCGTCGAACATCACTTCTATGGCGTTTCCAGTGATGATGTCACCGGCCGAAAGCGGTGCCGCACCGAATTTCGTGATGCTTTTTGCGCCCAGCGAATTGATGTTGAGCGTTGTCGCGCCAGTATTCGAACCAGTTGGGAACAGTCGGAAAACCTGCCCCGGAAGGTATGCAGTAACGCCGGGGGTGGTTGTCGCCGTAATCGTGTTCGTACCAGTGACCGCAGACAGCAAGATCAGTCCGCCGTCCTGAATCTGTCCTGCGTTAGGAACACCCGAGCGCGCGATAGCAGATGCAACATTGGTCAACTTGAAACCGCTAAACGAAATGTCGGCCGTGACTGTAGTCTGACCATCTTTCGCGATACAGTTGGTTAGCCCATTGTTGGCAATATCTGACATGGTGTTATTGTGAACGGTCGAGCTAATAACCGTTCCTGTCACCACCGGATTGCCCGCGACCAACTGGAAAATTCCTGAGCCGTTAAATGGCACCGTACACCTCTATCTGAGATTGCGTTAAAATATAAGTATCACTAAGGAGAGAGATACGTGGAATTCAAAGCTCAAGAACATCCTGACTACTGGCTCTACGCTTCAATGAAAAAGCGTTGCTATTGCGAAACTAACGCTGCTTATCATTCCTACGGCGGCCGAGGAATCACAGTTTGTGATAGATGGCTAATGCGGCGAGGAACAGGCTTCAGAAATTTCGTCGAAGATATGGGCCCGAGACCGCCAGGAACTACTCTTGAGCGAAGAGACAACAATCTTCCATATGGCCCTGAGAATTGCATCTGGGCAACTATGAAAGAGCAATGCAACAACCGCAGGACGAATATTCAAATTACATTCAACGGATCCACGCGAACAGCAACCCAGTGGGCGCATGACCTCGGTCTGAGGGGCGGTGATGTAATCATGAAGCGCATTGCAAATGGAGTTCCACTGGAGGATGCTCTTACCATAAAACGCCTTCCGCGAAATCCGGAAACGATCAAGCTCGCGGTTGAGGCAGCAGCGAAGATGCGAAATGCAAGAACGCACTGCAACCGTGGTCATGAGTACACCAATGACAACACGTACTATGTAAAGACAGGTCGCGGTTGTAAAACATGTCGAAGTATGACGGCCGCAGAACGTTATCAAAACAAAAAGGCCGCACTGGGCGGCCCTTGAGGGATTAAAAATGAGTGATCAGTTACGTTCGGTGATAACCGTTACGCTTATGTTCGTTTTTGCCGGAGTAGCGCGCGCGGCATACAGTTGGTTACTGGCCGCCAGTTACCGATGGGAGGAGAGTCGAGCCAAGCGCCGTGGAGAATGGGACCCCATAACGCGAAAGCGCATTCCCTACTGGGACCGCCCCCGCAGGACGACTCATAAGTAACGCCTGCGCGAGAGCCTGACCGTATTTCGTGTAAGGCGCCGCTGCTGCTGCTCCTAACACGCCAGCAGGGCCAGCGACTGCGGCCGGCAGAAGCGCATGCCCTGCTGCCGCACTGGCTGCAAGTCCAAGCATGGCGCGGCCAGCCGTTCCGCTATCTGGATATTTCGACCCTAGCACTTGCTGGCCCGCGCCTGAGAAGTCCTGCATCAACGCGTTTCCAGTCGCAGATGCGCCCTTACCGACCGACTTGTCGGATTGGCGCACAGCGTTATTTAGTTGCGCAGCCGTGAACACTCCACCGTTATTCATCGCACCCTGCGACGCGGCCGCAGTACGGAGCCTGACGAAATTCGCCCATGCCGCATTGGCTTTCGAAAGCCCGTCTACCGCTTCCGGAGCGTTGTAGCGCGGCAGCGATGAATCGATCGCATTCTTTATCTCGCCGATCGCTTGGCCGAGTTGCCGATTGTCGTAGGACGGATCGCCTGCATAGCCGCGCGCAATACGCGACAGTTCGCTTTGCACGCCCTTAAGCGTCTGGCCATCCATCTGGCCGTTCGGGCCCAGCTTGCCAAATATCTGCGTTTGCAGGATGTTGCCGAATTGGCGCTGCTGCTGGTCAGGAAGGCTTTTCGCCATACCCGCTAGATTGGTGATGTCAGACTGAAACGCAGGGTCGCTGGCCTTGAACGTCATTTTCGACAGCGCGTTGTCGTATGCGTCCCCGATGGTCCGCTGGACCGCTTCTACGCCCTCGTTCCCGATTGGGCCTGAATACTTCTGCCCGAGCGGAGCCAGAACCTCGTTATACGTGGCCGTATTGAACGAGTTTGCCGAACGCTGCTGCGCGCTCTTAATCAGATCACCAAGCACAGGAAGGCTCGTCGCCTTATCCTCCATGCGTTGCCATGCACCGCCAAGGATTTGACCCGGTGTCATCGTCACGCCGGCATCAGCCAACTTCTGCTGGGCTGCGCCACCCGCGCCAGAAATCACCTTCCCTGCGGCCGCTGTTGCCGGCCCAGCAAGCGCGCCGACTAGCGCATTCGTCTTGATTTGGTCTAGCTTCTGATCCGCGTAGCTCTGTCCAGGCTGAAGATTAGTCACCGGTTGAGCGGCAGATCCGGCCGCACCGGAAAGCGCGCCAACCAGGGCCTTACCGGCCATGCTTTCCGGAGCAGCCATACCGCCGCCGCCGAGCAAAGCCATTCCGCCTGCCTGCCCCGCGATCCGCTTCCAGTCCATTCCGGCATCAGGGTTCGCTGCTGCATACTGCGCATTCTGCGAATCGATCGTCTGCTGCATCTGCGGCAGAGCTGCGCGCGCATCTTTGGCGAATTGAGAGTCAGGCGCTACCTTGTCGGCAAGCCATGACAGCCCGTGCGTGAGCGACTGAGCATAGCCGCGTACGGCATCGCCAGCGCCCATTGTGAGGGCGCCCGGAGTTTGCCAAGGCGATGAAGGCTGAGCATTAGGGGCGGCCGGCGCTGGCTGTTGCTGCGGTGCTGCTTGCGCGCCGGCCTGCGTATCACGGGCGATGATTGCATCGAGCGGCGACGCCTGCTGAGGCCCACTGTCCCGAGCAATGATGTCGTCCAATGCGCTCATTTCAAAATCCCGTTAGAGGCAGCCCATTCGAGACGAGCTCGCACGTTCGGATCTTTCGCTGCGGCTTGAAGTGCGGCCGCGCGCTGTGGACCAGACGGCATGGCGACAATCCCCGAAATTTTTGGCGTCATGTTTTGGTCGAACTGGTTCTCGCGTTGGTTGTATGCCTTCGCATCGCCTGACGCATAGGCATCCGACAAAAAATCAGACTTCAGCATGCGGGTTTGCACCTGAGATTTCAGCGTAGCCAGCCCATTCGCGATTGCCTGTTTCGGCGCACCGTATGACGGGATCGAACCGTAGACCATTTCTCGTGCCGCATCCGAACTGATTCCCAACTGGCTGCCGAGATTCGTCACGAGGTTATCGCGCGATTTCTCATACTCGGCCGCGTTCGAACTGACCAGCCCCGCCATCGACGCTACATACGGGCCGACAGTGGTCGGAGACTTGCCAGCGGCGAGTCCCATCATATTGTCGAGATCCTGAAGCGCTGCGGGGCCACCTTGGCGCAGATTCTGAAGGTTGCCGTACGATTTCTGCATCGTCTCGACTTGGGCTTTTGCGGTCGCTTCCGCATTCGCTTGCGCGCCCATCGGAGCAGCAGCATAGATCCCCGCGGGCTTAGCAGGAGCGCTCGGAGCCGCACCACTATTCAGCGCCGTAAGCGTGCTCACCTTGCCGACGTAGTTGCGCGTCTCGGCCGGAAGCTTTTCGAACTGCGCGCCGGATTTGATCCACTGATCGGTAGCACCGGGCCCCATGTTGTACGCGATCGCGCCCAGCGTCGGGTTCTGGTACTTGTTGACCATCGCGTTGTAATAGTCGCGACCGACACGGTTCAGTTCAGCCGGCGAATTGTTTGCCGCTGGCGTGACGCCGAAACCGGGGTCGGTCTTCGTGTTCGGCATGACTTGCCATGCGCCCATCGCGCCTTTGGGAGAAACGGCGTTTGGGTTGCCGTTGCTTTCGGTCTGTACGATCGCGGCAGATGCGGGCGTGGTTGCGCCTGCCTGCGTGGCGGCTGAGGTGCGATTCGTGACAGGCAGCGGGTTCCCGCTTGCATCTAAACCAGCATACGGGAGTTGGCTACCTTCGCCAGCTGCCGTAGCGGCTGCGTTTCCTGCAACTGCCGCCGTTCCGCCTTGAACTGGGATCGTGTACCACTTCCCATCGGTACTCTGGATGTTTTGATATCCAACTGGAGCAGCAGAAGGGGTGGTCGATATCGCGCCAGTTCGCGCATCTTGAACAACCGTGTTCGGGGAAAATTGGTTGGGAGCAAGATATGCGTCATGGCTGGCCTGAAGCCTGTTTTGTTGCACAGTGTCCATATTTCCCTGACGGGCCAGCATCGTCGCTTGCGTCGGCGCATAAGCAGACGTAACCGATTTGAACAGTTCCTTTTGCCCTTCCGGGCCGCTCAGGTACATTTGCGCCGCGGCGGCAGTCGGGATGCCATTGGGATTCAGCGGGCCGCCAGGCGAGAGCAAGCCACCTTGTTGCGGAGCAGGTTGCGCAGACGATCCACCGCCACCGAGAGCAGAGGCGAGTGCCTGCGGGCTTGAACCAGATGCGCTCGATCCATCACCCGAGCCACCGACACCGGACGAAGCCGGCGAGCCAGTAAGCGCCGCCCATTGGTTCTGGCCGAGCCCCTGATAGCCTTGCGCGACTTGATTTTGTAACTTCGCAGATACCAATGCTTGTCCAAGTTGCGCCAGACCGCCCAAGCCACTGTACTTCGGAACGACCGTATATTGGCCGGATCCGACCGCCTGCGTGTTCTGCGGCTGGAACGATTGTTGCATCAATGCCTGAGCCAGCGCCGCCTTATTTTGAAGCGTATAGGCGTCTCCCTGAAATTGCGGGAGAATCGTCATTCCACTAGTAGCACCGGCCATGCTTTACCCCTGATATTGTGCGAGCGCTTGTGCAAGCGCATTCTGATAACCCGGCGAACCGGCGCCGTATTGAACCCCGCCGCCCATCTGAGGCATAGAGAATTGCGGTTGCATCGCCCCTGGTTGTTGCATTGGCGGCTGTTGTTGCCCCTTCTTTGCCATCATGAGTGCCGGGAGCATGCCAGCCACACCGCTGGTGGTTGCCGGCATACCGCCAGCGCCAAGCAGACCACCAGCGCCAGCACCGAGCAGCGCGCCCATTCCTGCATTGCCGCCAGAGCCACCTAACGCGCCGCTCCCAACAAGGCCACCCAATCCGCCGCCAGCCAAACTTCCAAGAATCGTTCCGCCCCAGTTCATCGCGCGCTCCCTGCCAGTTGATAATTCACACGGTCAAAGCCGTCAACACCACGCACTACAGCAAACGGAGCGAGTTTCTTCACTTCGTCAGCCATGAATCCGAGATGGCGAATGTGTTTCGGTTCCCACATATAACGATAGGTATAAACGCCCAATCCGTTCACCCATGTCGAAACACGCTTGATAGCCCGTTTAGTCCGTCGATCCGACATCATCGAAGCCATAATTGCGGCGCTCCCAAGACCCATGATCCCGCTCTGCGTGTTGTTCGCGCTCTGCTGCTGAGCGTTGTAGTTCGCAAGCTGTGATTGATACTGGTTGTTGTATAGACCGGCGATATCAGCCGGATTCGCACTAGCCTGACCCGTTCCTGAGTAACCAGGGATCATGCTGGCAATGCTGCCAAGCTGCGAATACGGCATGTTCCCTAGCGATGCGAGCTGGCCCATAAGCCCGGATTGCGCGCCATATGACGACCCGATAGAGCCAAGATTATTGGCCTGAAGTCCGTAGAGGCCCGCTTGATTCCCTACCAATCCCGCCTGTTGACCATACAAGCCCGCTTGCTGCCCGAGCAAACCAGACTGCGTGTTGATGCCTGAAATCTGATTCTGCAAGTTCTGCGCGCCGATCTGCGATCCCGTCATGATCGCTTGGTTCTGCGCGTTACTATATGCCTGCTGCTTCGTGTTGTTGTAGTTCGTCATGGCGTTGTTGTACGCCTCCGAACCGGGTGTCAGACCTGAGTTTGCAAGAGACGCGTCAAGCGATTCCTTCTGCTGCGAATACTGAGGGTCGAGATACTGAGTCTGCGCCTTGTAGGCCGCGTCCTGCCCCTGCTGCTGAGCATTCTTAGCTGCGCCTTGATCCAACTGGCTACCGAGCGCCGCGTACTGGCCTTGCAAGCCACCAAGCGAATTCGAGATGTTCGAATATTGCGATCCAAGCCCGGAAATTCCCTGATTCAAATTTCCATATTGGCCGGCGAGGTTGTTGTATTGACCGTTCAGCGAATAGATACCGCCGAGCGCATCGCTAAGCGTGCCTCCACTATTCGACGCCTGCCCTAGCAATCCATTCAGAGCACCCGAAAGCTGCGGGTTTGCGCTGACATTGGTGTTGTAGATCGGCGCGCCGGTATTGGGGTCGACGCCTGTTTGCGTCGTTTGTTGAGAGCCGAACGGATTCGAATAATTGTTGAGGTTGAGCGCCTTATTGAAGGCGGCCGTATCCGTGTTCGTTTTGGTCGTGGCCGCTGCTACAACGTTCGGGTCCGGCGCGGAAGGAGCCGAGCCGCCACCCTTGCCGCCGCCACCGTAGAACGTGAATGCGTCCACCAGCAGATATTTTAGGAGTTTAAACACGTTCATTTTCTGTCCTTAAGCAGCGCGTCGTGATATTTACCGTCTAGATACCTGCATTCCCGTTTGAGCATCCCGTACAGTATTAGATCGGTGCCGTCTGCTGCGGCTTCTCGTAATATGCCTTCGGGCTTGAAGCCAAGAGCTGCGTCGAAACGTTGAGCGTCTTTGTTGTCGGCACGGACAAGACCCGTTACACGGTTGACCCCTAGGCAAAGAAACGGATATTTGAAGCACGCAGCCATATAAGCCGGCGTCATCCAGTGACGCGAACCGTCTGAGGCAACATGCATCATCACGTTCGGCCCGTTGTGTTGCTCATAGAGCACGCCTGCAATCAGTTCTCCATCGCGTTCTAGCCCGATTGCCGTATATCCTTCGAATTCATGCTCGCCGACGCGATCAGCGACGAAACGCATCACGCGCTCCGGCTGATCCCAAACAATTCGCTTCATTAGATGGTCCAGCCCGTTTCGAACACGATGTCAGACGCGGCCCAATGGACCTCATTTCCGTTTGCTGATACTTTCAGCGTTGGAGATCCGGTCATACCAATACCCGTAACACCTTGCCAAGCCTTCGCGATTTGCAGGCCACCGCCCCAAATACCGAGGTCCCATATCGCGGAATCCCATGCAGCAAAACCTGTAGGCACGAAGTTCAGCGTGTTCTGCGGGACGTTTTGGTCGTAGTCAACGTTGATGCCGGCAGCCAGAGCGGGCGCGCTGTTGGTCCAGAGGATCGGCCGCATCATCGTGAACCGCTTCTGAAGCGGCGTTCCGAATTCGGTGAATGCCTGCTGAGCTACGGCATTGATGTTCGTGCTGTCATCAGAGAAGTTGGACCATGCACGCGCGACGTAATTGGGACCACCGAAGTAGATCTGATCCTGGAAGCGCTCCCAGTGATTCGCAGACCACCCGGTGAAATTGCACCATGCCCCGGTAATCGTGTTCATCACATACTGCTCTTGCTGCCCCGGACTAACCGGGATATTCAAGATGATCATGTTTTGCAGCGGAAACAGGACCAAGCACCAGCCGTAATTGTTCGGGTAAAGACTAGTCGCAGCCGAGACAGCGCCTTGAATCTTCGCGGTCAGGTTTATCTGCGTATTAATGCGCGACGACGCAAGCGCCTGAGAGATCGGCGCCAGTCCGTCTTTTCCGATGTATAGGAGATCGCCTCCATACTTCATGAATGAGCGGAAACCCATCGGGGAACCAAGCTGATAGACACCGACGAGATTGAATGTCGACGCTTGCGAAGGATCTGTGCCACCGTACACTGCGATCTCGCCCTGGTTCGTGCACATGCAGAGATAATCCTGCATGCCGTAACCGCCATCGACCGTCCACACGCCCATCGAGACGAGTGAGCCGCCCATGCGGAAGATGGCGCTGAAATCGAACGCCTGCGCGGCGCCGCCGACTTGTCCCACTGGCAGGTAATACGCCTTCAGGCTCGCTTTCTGAATGAACCAGACGCGCTGAGCAAAGGCCGTCACGAACGAGAATGTCGTCGGATCAACACCGGTAATCGAAACCGGGGACGAGCTAGACGTGACGCTCTGCCAGGTAGTGCCGTTATACAGGTAGTAGCCGTCCTGTCCATTCACGCACAACAGGAAGGCGCCGGCTGACGTTGCGAAATTCGTATATGACCATTTGTCGCTAGTGAGGCCGGATACAGCGGGAGCGCCTACAACACCCCCAGCGCTCGCGTCATAGATGCCCGCTCCGCTCGCTGCAAATAGCTTTGCCGAGCCGCTGGCGGGGTTGTAACCCATCACGGTATTAACCTGGGACGGAAAGCCGGTCGCCCACTTCGTGAAGCCGGCGCGCACCATGACATCTGAGGTCGTCGGAAACCAGTTCGTCAATGACACTGCATCGGTCGGAGGCATCTCCGCGAGCGAATCGCGGGCATTCCAACCGCCAACAGGCGCAGGAAGGTTGACCGTAGCCGAGCGCTGCCCTTGGGCCTGCCGGCGTCTACGCTGGGCCGCTGCTGCGATACCGGTAATGTTTGTCACGGCTGAGCGACTCCATAGCCGCTGTCCGGGATGTTCTCAGGTCCGAGCAGATAACTGGAGACGCGCGGAGCCAGGGAAAGCATAGGCGAACCCTGTTCCTCACCCTTGACTGACGACAGAATTGCGTCGAACTCGTCTTGCAGAATTTGCGTCTCGAAGCCTTTGATGCCCCAATACTTGAGCTTCAGCCCCGCAACCATCAGCCGATCGTCGAACAGACATGTATCGGTATCGGACGTGAAACTGCCCTTGGCCGTGCCGCCAGCATCCGTCACCCAATATTTCGAGACGTATTCGAAGCCGAGGTATTCCGACGTGCTCACACCGGGCCAAATCTGGAACGTGTTACCGAGGATGCGCCAGCGAATGCGCGGACCGGTCGCGATGTAGCCTGACTTCAGCCATTGCCACTGCTGCGGGCTCTCAGGTCCGAGCATTTCCCAATGCTTCGATTTGTCCCACTGCGTGCGGTCGATGATGCGCTGATAGTCCACCGGGAACGCGTATTTCGTCTTGGCGAACGTCAGCGATACAGCCGTTCCGCTCGCTGCGGCCGGCTGACTCATCGTCACTTGAGTAGGCGAGTCGACCGACTGGACATACGTATCTTGATTGATGCCGTTGCCGGTCACCATGTAGGTGCCAGCGACGATCGCAGCCGTAGATGGAATATTCGTGATGACGGCCGATCCGCTTGACACATTGCCAGTCTGGATTGTCCAGAGGCTCGTGAATCGGTATTCAGTCGTCAGTGCCTGCCAGTTGAATGCAGGCTCGCGTAGCAAGTCATAGCCGACCGCGTTGAGCAGTGCAAGCTGCTGCGTCGTGTCTTGGGCAGTATTGCCCGCAACTGAGAACGGCACGGCAAGCCCCAATTCACCGGTAGCTTGCTGCACAAGCTGCAACATGGTCGACGACATATTTACGCCTCTTTACGCGGGCGGCCGGGGCCGCGCTTTTCGGGGTCCATCGCTTGCATTGCTTCCAACTGCGAGCCGAGGCGCAGAACGGTTGCCTTCAGGTCTTCGATTTCCTGATTACGAAGCATCAGGTCTTCGGCCTGCTTCTGAGCGAGCGACGAGTCTTTGGCTGCAGCGATATAGGCCGCCGCCTTCGTGCGCAGCTCGTAGCATCCCATGCCGATGCGCTGGCATTGCTGGTCCGAGCATTCGGCCAGTTGTTCGACGGTGTGGAATTCAAGCGCTTTCAGCTTCGCGACGGTCGCAACATCGAGACGCGGCCAGTCTTCAACCGGCGTTCCCGATTCCGGACGGTAGGATGTGCGGCGCTCGTAAGCAGCCCACTGTCCCGGCCATTCGTCCTTGTCATCGTCACGCGCCGGCCGCTCGATGATGTTCGTCGGATCGCCCGGATTGCACTTCTTGATCATCGGGACCAGATCGAATTCGGGCTTGCCGCTCTCTTTACTGCGGAATTCGTTGTAGCGCTTGCCGGGGAAGAACTCGACGTACAGCCCAGCCCGCGGGTTCTGCGTATCACTTTCCAGTGCTTCGTACATTCTTTTCTCCTGTTATGGGTAAGGTCCCGTGAAAAAAGGGGCGCCAGTTTCGACGCCCCAAGACCCACGGGAGAAAAGCTGTTTTAGACCGATGCGATGCTGAACCAGCCGTAGTCGCCGGTCGACATTGCGGTTGCCGGCGACAGGTACGAGCCACCCGATGCCGTCGCGAGGAAGGTAGTCGGGCTGACCGTGCAGACGGCCGTGGAAGCGGAGATCGAAGCGTTGGCTTTGGCGAAGACGTACCGCTTGCCATCGCTGCCCCACACTTGCTCACCGAGGTTGACGGGCACGGTCCGGGCGCCCGATGCAATATCGGTAGCAAGGATCGTGTTGACCAGATCGAAACCGATCTGAGGAGTTACGGAATAGACGGGCATGTTGGCTCCTTAGGCGATCAAAACGCCGCTGAACTGCGGACCACGGGACGTCAAATTACCGGCCCACCCGATTAATTTGGTGACAGCGTCCTGATTTACTGCCTGACGCTCGCCACCGATGGGAACGAAATTCCGGTCGCGGTGCGGACGGAAGCTGATGTACTTCGTATTCAGCCCCCACATGTGGTTGGCCGTCGCATTGCTGCCGATTCCACCGTCCAACACCACGTCAGCCGCCATGCCGCCACCGTAGAACTTCACGGCCGGGAAACCGGCGCCAGCCAGCTTCGTGTTGCCGTCGCTCATGACGCGCTGCTGAGCCTGCATCGACGCGATGTAAGCCGAGTAGTAGTTGTTGTCCGCGACGAACAGATCCATACGATCGCGACCACGAACCGCCTTCAGCGACAACTGCGTCATGTAGTTCTGGATGTTCGCCGCCGACACCGGAGCGCCGCCGTTGGTCGTGCCCGAGAACACCTGCGATTGCCAGAACGGGAATGCCGAGCGCGAGATACCGCCATACGTGCCCGAGCCCGGAGCATCCGGAATAGCCGCGGCCAGACCGGTGATGTTCTTGCCCGAGTTGCCCGTACCGTCGAGGTAGATGTCCGCAGCGATGCGGTTGATCAGCTGCGCTTCTGCGATATCCATGCGCGAATCGAGCAGATCGATGATCGCTTCCTTCGACGAGTTCTGGAGCATTTCCAGACCCGAGATGGTCACGGCCGCCGCGTACTGCTGGATGCTGAACTGAGCAGCCGAGATCGGGCTGTTCGGGCTGATGTTCAGCACTTCATAGCCCGAGTACGAGTTGACGTTGGTCGTCGTCGAGTCGGTGTACATGATTTCTTCCAAAATCACGTTACCGCCGCCGAACGGACGGACATTCCCACGCTCGCGAAGAACCATGAGCAGGGCGTTGTTGTTTGTTACGTTGTCAGCGAGTTCGCCGCTACGAGACTGAATGGTCGTGGCGATGATGTCGCTGATTGCGCTATTGGCGAATGCCATGTGTAGCTCCTATCAGTGAGATCAAATACGGCTTGCGGTTGCCTGGTCGAACGATTCTTCCAGTGCTGCGCGCCGTCCTTTCGGTGCCCCGCCTGTCGTTGCAGCGATTGAGCCGGGTGTGGCCGTTCGCGTGCTGACTGCGTTCGCTTTGGCAGCTTTCGCCGCCTTATCCGCGTCAATCCGACGCTGCTTTTCCGTGGCTTCGCGTTGTGTCGCTTGGCTCTTCGTGAATAGCTCGTCGTTCAGGCGGAGCGCCTTCGAATAGGCGCTATCGAGATCCGTAGCCAGGCCTGCTTGTAGCAGTTGCTGCATCTGCGGTCCCAATTGGTCTACATACGGATGCGATGACTTGAAGTTTTCGACTTCAGCCACCGCAGCCGCTTGCATCTGTGCGTGCTGGCTCTGCTGGTGCTGCGCCATCTGGAATTCCAGATCGCGAGCTCGCTGCTGCGCTGCCATTACGTTCGGATCGATGTGATGCTGCATGTGCTGCGGCAATGCCGCGCTCTGCTGCAACATCTGCTGAAGCGGAATCCCGACTGCATGCGCCACGTTCACCAGCGTCTGAATCTTCGTCGCCTCATCGCCAGTCGCAAGCAGCCGACGCGTATGCAGAAGGTCACGAACGACCATTTCCGGCTGCACGCCCTGTTGGCGTAGCTCGTCGAGATGCGGCTGGATCTGCTGAACGATCGGCTCTACCTTCGAGCGGTATTCATCGAACCCGCGCTGGCTTTCCTGCTCGCGCTGGTGGATGTACTTCGCGACTTCCGGATCTAGCTTGTCCCAATGGGCGCGCTGATCGGCCTTCCACGACTTCGGCGGCTCGGGGCGCTCCAACGCTACCGGTTGCGCCTCGACGCCCGCCACAGCCTCAGCAGACGGCGCGGCCGGTGCTTTCGGTGCGAAGCGTCCTGACTCGTCACGCGCGCGGCCGTCGTTCTCTACCGGCTCGGCGCTGATGTTCTCGGCGCTCGGCGCGTCTACGACAACCTCATGCACCGCTTCCGGCGCATCGCTGACTTGATCGTCGATCGCTTCCAGCGCTTCAGCTAAATCTTCTCTGCGGGTTCCCATGCGTTTCTCCGTGGCTTATTTAAGCGCGTTGACTTGGTCGATAATCTTTTGCTTGCGCGCCTTCTTCGACTCAGGCGCAAGGTCGATCTTTTCTTTTGGCTTCAAGTACTTCGTTTCATTGCCGATCTCGATGCAGTTGTGCGCCTTCAGGTGTGCGCGGTGCTGCGATCGCGAGGTAATCATTTCGCCGGTAATCATCGACTTGTAAGGCTGCATGTCGGTCATGACATATGGAGCCGTCACCCGGCGTTGCATCATTTCGCCGCAGCACTCGGGAAGGTCTTTGTACTGGGCGACAGTGCGATAAACGTCCTGCTCGTTGCCACACTGAGCACAGGCGCATGCGTAAATTGGCATTGGTTATTCGCTGGAGGCAGACTTGGCCGCGCTGATCTGCGACGCTTCGAGGGTGGTTTGTGCGCCGATTTCGGCTACTTCGAGCTTGACCTGATTGTTCATTGCAGCAATCAGCATCTGGAATTGACGATCGCGTTCGGCTTTGTCGGCTTCGAGCATGGCCTTCATCTGCTCGGTGCGCTCGGCTGCCTGGCGGTCCATTTCGTCGCGGTGCATTTCCATCGCCGTCTCTTGCGCGGCCTGCTGAGCCTGTGCGCGCTGCTCGAATTCGGCCGTCTGCTGTGCAAGATGCGCCTTCAGTTCTTCGAGTTGCCCCTGCTGCTGAAGCTTGGCCGCTTCCATCTGGTTGCGCTGCTGCTCCATCTGCATATCGATCTGAGCGCCGGCCTGCTTCTCTTGGATGCGCGCTTGCGACTCGGCCTGAACCTTCTGGATTTCGATCGGCGGCTGCTTCGGCTGGTTCGCTTGCTGCTGAACCTGCTTCGTAAGCGTCTCCGCGGCGTTGTCGATCATCCCTTCCAGCGTCTTCCCGGCCTTGAACGCCGAAACTCCGAACTTCAGGATCTCGACCAGCACCGGGGCGAGCTCGGGCTGAGACTGAGCGGCCGGCACGGCCTGTTGCAAGAACTTGCTGACCATTTCGATAAATTCAAGGCGATCTGCCTTCTGTGCATCTTCGTCGATTTGCACCAGCGAATCGGCATCCACTTCAATACGAAAGTTGCGCGATACCTTGTTCTTCTTGCTTTGAAGCTCTTGGACGGTTATCGCCCATTCTTCATCGCTGATCGAGCGCCCAGTAAGCAATTCCAAAGCAGGACGCAGCAACTCTTGATCGGACGGCAGCAGTTGCAGTGCTGACGACATATCAAGAATCGTCGAGAACCGAAACTTGTTACAGATGATCTGTGACTTGAGCCGCAGTAATTCGGTTGCATATATCGCGACAGCATCTTGGGTATCACGAAGTCGAACAGCCCCGAACCGCGCCTTGATACCTTGCGCCTTTGCAGTTTCGGCGGCGTCCGTCTCACCGCGCATGATGTCGCTAATGCCAGTGATGGCGTAAATCTGATCTACAACGTTCGAGCGTGCTTCGAATGCGATCTGCAGCGCTTGAGCGATCGGGGCCAGGTCGACCAGATCCATCGCGCCCTTCAGGCCGCCTTTCTCCGCGAACGCCGCGAAACTCTTCACCGGTACGAGGTCGTTATTCCCCGTCTCCGTGAACAGCCGCTGCAATTCCTTGAACTCTGCGTTATAGACGCCGCGCAACTTCAGCGCCTTAATCAGCCCGTCGATGCGATCGCTGATCGTGTCGAGCTCGTTCGCCTGGTCCTGATACTGGATGAAATCGGGAACCGGAACCAGCGTATCGCTCGTGGTCGTGCCGAACAGGGGCTTGGCGCACGGCCAGAAGCCTTCGAGTCCGAGCGGATCGGCCTTTTCGTCCAGCAGTTCGCCTACCGACTTCGACAGCCACACAGCCTTTTGCGTGGTCTTGTCCCAAATTTCATAGATGCATGCCTGCTTACCGCGGCCGACATCGTTGGACGGAATCTTGGACTCGCCATACCCTTCAGCCGGGTTCGTGGCGTCCAGAGGAATGCGCATGGCCGTTTCTTCGCCAAAGCGCTCGCACAGCGTGGCGTAGGGCAAATACACCTTGCGCCAGACGCACGTCACCTCTTCCCACGTCCGCGCTACCGAATGCCCGAAATCGCCCCAATGCACGTAATCAACCGGCGATGTCTCGTCGTCGATCTGCTCAAGCGGCTGATCGTCGGTGATCTGGTCCGCGCCGGCGCCTTCGACGACTGCCATGTCATCGCTGTCATCCGACATCGGCTCTTGTACGCTCGTCACCGGCGCATAGCGCACCCATGCCACGCCACGGCCGCCAAGAAATCGGTCCATGACGCTGTTTTTCATCGCCTCCCGGTAATCCGGGTAATGGCGGACTTCGAACTCTAGCGCGCGCTCAAGAAGCAGACTTGCCACACGGCCGACAGGATCGCTGTCCCGGAAGCGTCGCGATACGTCGGGCTGCGGTAGACGACTGAAGGTGGCTGGAACCAGTGTTTGCACATTGGCCCATAGGATGTTGAAGCGAGCGGACTCGTTGCCATACGTATATTCCTTCGCGTCGTCACGGTAGCGCTTGACAATCTTGGTCGTGCGGTCCGTCCACTTGTTGAACGCCTTGTCATAGGCCGTGATATAGCCCAGGTAACGCTCTACCTCGGGCGACCGGGTCATTTGTGCCATATCTGCCTAATTTTGATTAGCCGAAGAGTTCGACGGAGCAACGCTCCAGCGTCAGTTGGTCTGTGCCAACTCCCGCCTGTCCCGAGAAGGAAACGACTTGATCTACGGTCGTGTCGATCGCCCATGTTTGGATCGGACCAGCCGTGAAAGCCGGACCAAGGATCGCGACCGGCTGCCCCACCTGAGCATTCAAGACGCCACGATTCTGAAGAAGGACTTCTATAAATACCGTGATGGTGGTTGTCGTAAAACTGGCCTGGTAAATGACGTTGCCGCCCCATCTAACGCGGAACGTCTTCGTATTGGCGTTCGTGGGGCAGGTGAACAGCGCCGTAGCCCGCAGCGTTGTGTTCGCCCCCATCGTCTTGCCGGGGATGGTGAACGACAGAAACGTGTTATCGGCCGTATTCAGCGGGTTAAGAACCTGCACTCCGCTCGAATAGACCGGGGGGAGAACAAGCGTATTTCCACGAAACATGTTCACCCCTTAGCCTATGATCTCGACGATGTAGCCTTCCAGCGTGATCGTGTCTGTGATGACACCGCACTGAGCACTAAACGTCAGCGATTGATCTGCAGTCGTGTCGATCGCCGCTGTCGCAACCGCTGTCGCCGTGCTGAACCCGAAATATCCGCCGCCCACCCACGATTGCGCGTTCGTCGCGCCTCTGTTGCGGATGATCGTTTCAAGCTGGACAACGCCCACGCCAGCAGTGGGATACGACGACTGGATAATCAGCGTTCCGCCGAAGTTGATCCGGATCGTCTTGGTATTCGTGTTGGCCGTGAAGCTCCACATCGACGTGATGCGAAGCGCGCTGTTCGGCCCCATCTGGCCGCCCTTGATGGTTTCGGTGCGCAGTACGTTGTTCGTCAGGTTGCCGGTGTTAGCGACCGGCGTGCTGTACGCGATCGGCGGTTTCGGCAGGTAACGCGGCAGTGAAGGCCAGCCACCCGCCACGACTGCTGTATTGGCCTTGGCGTTTGCGGTGTAGTAGTTCCATGACGGCTTTTTGGTCGTTCCGTCAGCTTGGATCATGCCGAAGTTATTGGCCGCCACGCCGAACACTGGTCCTGTGCCCGAGTCGTCCGAGTCAGCGAATAGCCCGTAGACATAGATGGCATTGATGCCAAGCGTCGCGCGGTTGTTGTATAGGACCATCGACTGGCTATTGATGAAATTGCCCTGGTTCACATCCGAGGCGCGCGAACCCCATTCCGTGATGTACACCTCAAACGGAGGCGTTTGCGGAACGTCGTAGGTAGCGTTGCCCGTCAGGCCGCGCAGCTCGGCCAGGGAGTTGACCGCTTGATTGGTCCCTATCCGCGACTTGGCCGTGAACGACAGCAAGTTACCGCTCTCTGTGTCGTAAAAGTGCGGATTGGCCGTGTCCAGTTGCAGCGGAGTCTTCGTGATCGCGCCCGTCGTATCGCGCCCTTCGCGCATCATCCGAAATGCTGTCTGCGGGAAGGCGTTCCCCGACGCATAACCCAGCTTGAACTCGTTCGTTACGCTGCGGATACCCGCCAGCATGCCGGAAAGCATTCCCCGCCAGCATTCGAAGCGCGCAGGGTCGAAGTCATCATATGAAGCGCCGTCAGCTACAAATCCGCGCGGGTTCGTGCCGGTGATCTTTGTACCTGCGCCAGCCGGGAACGGTCCGTCGCATTCGTTCGTACATTCGATCCGGACGATGCCCGAGCCCTTCAGGACATTGGCAATAGCCGCGCCGAGCGTGGTCCCGGTCGTCTGATTCGATGCGAACGTGCCGCCGTAGTTCGGGCCAGCATCGATACAGATCATCACGTCGCAGCCACCGGCCACCAGCGCCTTGTATTGACTCAGATAGGTCGTTGCCTTGGACGCCGATGAGCAATTGGTCCGCATCGCCTGAATGCCATTGGCATTGAACAGCGCGAGGTATGACGCGGGCGTCATGTTCGGCCAATAGCTGGTCGGATAGCCGATGTGGCAGTTCACGCCCCAAAACGCCTGCGGCGAGACGCTTGCCGTTGCCTTGGGCGCGTAGATCAGATTGCTGGCAGCGTCGATATACGCGTTACCAGCCTGCCCAATCGTGCTATCAGGCGCTCCGTTGCCGATGATCACGTTCTGAATGCTCGATCCGTCGTCGCCAGGCGAGCCCTTCAGCGTCGTAACGACCGCGTATGCACCGGCTGCACGCTGGTATAGAAATCCACTGTCGGTGTCTATCCAGTAATCGTTGTCGATGCCCACTGAATTTGATGGCACGCCACTGCCGTTGCGAATCTGAGAACCCGGCGTACCGGACCCACCACCGCCGATCGCGCCGCGTAACATGTCATTGGCCCTCGCCCACCTGAATATCCAGGGTTGCCGTGCCAGTCCCGCAGATAGCGCTGAGTTGCAGCCGTGCGCCATTGCCATCGGGAAGCGTGAACGTTGAGTCTGTGCCGGCCAGCACAGGCGTGCAGGTGAACGTAGCCGAAGCGGTCGGCACAGTCGCCACCTGAGCGCCCGAGCCGATCGACAGATACGCGTGGTTTGGGCCTTCGTTGACAATGCGAATTACGCTGCCAGTACCCGGCAAGGTGATAGACGCGCTGGCCGTGACAGTGACCGCAAGCGATCGGCACGCAGATTGCGCGGTGAATGAGCCCTGGTACATATCTGCTTCTCCAAATAAAAAGCCCACCGCGAAGGGTGGGCTTTGTATGGCATCACTTCTGGTTTTGGCGGTTCGCCTCGCGCAACGCGTGTACTACTTTGGTCTTGCCGCCGTCAGCAAACAATTCATATGGGAGTGCCCCAACGATGATGCCAGCGAGGTCAAACCCATGTTCCATACCTAGGTTGTATTGTTCTTTTGCCAGCGCCATCAGTTCTTCAAAATTCATCACATTCTCCTGTACGTAGAAACCTGCCGCATGTGATCTTCCCAAACGTCGTTTAGCGTCTCCTGCGCTTGCAGGTTCGCCCAGTCCGGCTCTTTGGAAATTGGTTTGGCCTGTTCATGGCGCCATGCGACAGCCATCATCCGGAATGCATCGGCCGGATTCGAAGACCAGTTGTGTAGCGGTTTCTCGCGAAAGACTTTCTTCTCGTCGTCCCACTCGCGCCGGTACTCGCGCAGAGCGTCAGTGCCTTCCGCACAGTGCTCTTCGTCGAAATACACGCGGGGAAACATGTTCCGTGCTGCCTGAATGCCGTCCTGAACGCTCAGGCTAGGAACGATGTCCATCTTGTCCCAGCCGAGCACCGCGGCGAGCTGCTCGATAACTGACTTGCCCTTGGCTGCCAGCGTCTTAGCTCGAGCGTCATGCGGCAGAAAGTGCTTTTCGTACCGATAGGCCAGCCGGTGCGCGCACTCGAGGATCAAATCACCCTTCGTCGGCACCACGTCATCACCAATCAGATCGATCTGCACTTCGCGGCCGATCAGCTGGCCGGCGTAGTAGTCCGGCTTCTTGCCCGAGGATGAGTGAAAGTCGATTACTCGGATCTCGCCGGCTATCACCTGGAACCACCAGATAGACGTATCGTCCGTCCGGCCCAAGTCCCACGAGGTGAAGACCGGATAGTTTGCATCGTGCGCAACCTTGCAGATCCGGCCTTCCTGATCGATATGGCGAAACTCTGCGGCGTAATACGCACCCATGATCGCGGCGTCAAACGAGCAGAGATATTCCTGATCGAACATC